TGTGGTCGTTTAGTACCCATTTTGTAAGGTAGCCAACATTCTGGAAATTGATAGCCTTTAACAACGGGTGTTCGTCTGCAAGATGTTTGTAAACATCTTCGATAATGGTAGTAGGCATAAGGCTGTCCTCGTCGTCGCTGCCGATAATAGTAGTAAATGCCTGCTTCGGATTGTCGGAGCGTAAAGCCTCGATAACCTTTTCATACCACTTTGTTTCTTTGCTTGTAAGCTGTCTGTAACCACGCTGTGCAAGAATTGCAGCATCGTTTGAAGCCTTAACCTCTTCAAAGTCCTGCATAACCGTTTTTGCTACGCTGTCGTGGAATTGCTCCCAAGCCTCTGCAATTTTTGCTTCGTCATTGGATTTCATTGCTTCCATAATTGCGGAAGCAGCTTCTTTTTCTTTTGCTAAATTAATCATTCTTTTTTCCTCCTAAATTTTAAAAAGTAAATTAAAAAAACCACCTATTTTTTCGGTGGGATTTTCCTCGTCTTCGTCCTCATTTTCGGGCTTTTCGTCCTCATTTTCTGGACTTTTTTCATCGTTTTGATTGTTTTCTTCGCCTTTTTCATCGTCATTATTGGCGTTTTCTTCGCTTTCTGGCTCTTTTTCGGGTTCGGGGGTATCTTTTTCCTCGTCTTCGTCTAAATCGTCATTTTCAGCGTTTTTTGCCGCCATAATGATATTAAAAAGCGTTTCACGGGCGTTTTGACTTGCATTTTCGGTTGTTTCTTCGATAATTTCAGTTGCAAAGCCGTATTTTATAGCATCTTTCGGCTTAATCCAGCTTTCATTATCCATAAGCTCTTTGATTTTCTTTTCGGAGATATTGGCAACCGATTTATACGCCTCAATAGATGTACTTGTTATAATTTCTAAATCATCGGCAATTTTGCGTAATTCTTCGGCATTTCCTACGCCCATAGTCCACGCATTATGTATCATCAAAAGACTTGATTTGCTCATTTTGCGTTCGGATCCAGCCATAAATACAACGGAAGCAATCGAACAAGCAAAGCCGTCACAATGAGTAACAACTTTTGCCGTCTGTCCCTTGCGTTTCAATGCGTTATAAATGGCTAAACCCTCCGCAACCTCGCCACCGTATGAGTTAATAAAAACGTCAATTTGTGATACATTTTGCATTTCGTCAAGCTGCTGCGAAAGATTTTTAATATTTGCATCGTCCCAAGAAGAAATATCACCATAAATATTAAGCGTTGCCGTTTCTCCTACTTGAACTAAAGAAAAATATTGCCTTTTCATTCCTGCTCACCTCCCGTCTGTTCTTGCTGCTCAACTTTTTCGTCCGCCTGCTGCTCGTTTGTGACATCGGAATAGTTTTTAGTTACCCAATGCTTACGGCTAAATTCCGTATTCAACGGCTGTTTGTCAAGCACCTCACGCAATTCATCAATATTACAAATACCGCTTGAAATTAGCTTGTCAGCTTTTTCGGCTACATCTAACAAATCAATGTGGTTTATTCTTGATGTATCTACTCTTACAAACTTTTTATTATCTCGCCAAGTATAGTAAGTATTGATTTTTCTTGTGATTTCCTCGCTTATCATATCAGCCAACGGGTCAATACAGAATGTTAAAAAGACTTTAACAATTTCCTGTATATTAGTTATATTCCCGTACATCATCGGCAGAGGTATTTTCAACGCTTGTGCTGTAACCTCAAATATTTCTTTGCGGAGCTTTAAAACGTCATCGGAAGTTTGTCCCTTGCCTGCAAATTCAACAAGCTCTTGACCTTTGAACTGCGGATATACAGCATTATCGTTTTCAATAAAAGACTGTAATTGAGCTTTAATTACAGTATTGAAATCCTCAACGAATTTTTTATCTCCTGCTTGAACTTGTGAAAGTACGAGCTTATACTTTTGCCCGTTTCCTTTTCTGTACGCTGCGGTAGCAATCGCAAATAACTTTCCGTATGTTTCATATAAGCCGTCAAGCAATTTTTTTACGCCCTTATCGTCCAGCTTAAAATAAAATACTTCGCTTGATTTAAAAGGCTTTGCAAAGCTATGTTTTTCAATCGTAACGCCTGTAAATAGATTTTCTTTCAACGGGCGTTCGTCAATGCTAAAACTTTCCGCAACATATAGCTTGTTTTTTATCGGTACTACCAGAACACCGTCTTCGTTGTCATAAAGTTTATTTACAAGCATATTCAAAAATTGACTGCTGCTCTGGTTCGGGTTCGGATCCACATTCAAAGCGTAATATAATTCGTTTTCTGTTTCCGTTCCGTTCTCAAATACTTTAAATTCACATTTGCTTATTGTGTTTGCAATATAGGACTTTGCAATATAAAGAGATAGCTCTTTAAAATAAAGAGTTTTTTTCACTTCTTCCGAGATTGTTTCCATTTCGGCATCGCTTACTTTTTTTGCAAGCCAATCAGTCAAAAATCCCATTTATTCACCCCCTTTTACGTGTTGCTGTGGGCTTCTGTGAGCGAATTACTTTTGCTTTTGTGGGTAGTTATGCACTTAATTCGCTTCTACGATTATTGCTTCATAGCCTTTTTCTTTTAATTCCTTTTGCAATTTTTCGGCATTGGCTTTTATAGAAAATGCCCCGACTTGAACTCGATATAATTTATCGCTTGCCGTTGGTTCTGGTTTCTTTTCATCAATAAAAGCAATGTTAAGAGTTTTTAAAATGCCCTTTGCAATAGCAACGCCCATTGCTTTTTGTTCTGCTTCGGTATCAATAATTTTTATATCGTTTGCATTGTCAATAAATGCAGCTTCAACAATAATTGCTGGTGCTTTTGTTTCACGAATAAAGCCGTAATAATCTTTTCCTTGTGCGTTCTTTCTGGTTTTAGCTCCTCTGCTGTTCTGTCCTATGCTCACTATTTCACTTAAAACATTATCGGCAAGCGTTTTACTTGTGCCGCCCTTATAATGATAAAAGGCTTCTACACCGTCACCGCCTCCCGCATTATTGTGAATATCAACAGCAAGGTCTGGCGAAAATGCGTTACATTCTTTTATTTCCTCATTGAGTTCATCGTTTTCGTCTTTGGTACGGCTTAATAAAACCGTTACTGCGTGACGTTGAAGTGTTATTGCACATTCTTTGGCAATAGATAAATTCAAGTCTTTTTCTTTAAAGCCGTTTCCTACTGCTCCGCTATCCGTTCCTCCGTGTCCTACTCCAATAAATACTTTTGACATTTAAAACACTCCTTTACTTAATTTGTTTTTTATCGTGCATTTGGTTTACATTACTTCGTGTTCGTCATCATTTCCGCCGCCAAAAATATAGTTTTCGTCTACACTATTTCTAGGTACTGCTATATAAGGAAAGTTGTTAAAATTAAAGTTCTTATGCAAATATGCAAGCGTGTAATAATAAGTTACAGGTATTTCTTCCATAGTTTCGGGGTCAAGTTCTGTGTTGCTTTCGGTAGTGTCATAAAAAACATATCCCTCATTAGCCGTTAATCTGTAATTTATATGTGTTTCGTTTTCGTTTTCCACTTTCCAACCGCTTTCGATTGTGAGATTTGGAAAATTATAATCTGTTGGTTTAAAAATCATACTAGCCATTATTTAAAATTCCACCCTTTCGCTGCAATATTTTCTAAATCTTCTGTTGTTAATTTTGCTATATTAGTACTGCCAACAGTTACTACCCATTGTGTACCGCTTGTGTCTGCCGACTTATCCGCTAAAGCATTTATAATACTTGACAGACTATCGTGTGTAAGTTTAGTTGCCCATTGAAAATTTAAGCCGTTTCCATTTATAGCTCCGCCAAAAGTTATATTTTCTAGTGCCGAGCAATTTTGAAAGGCACTAACTGCACACGTTTTTGCTGTGCTAGTCACTGTCAGTTTATCTATCGTTTTGAGTTTAGTTGCATTTTGAAACGTCTGTGTTACAACACCCACGCTTAAAGCAGGCACTCTTGAAAATTTAGAATAAGCGAAACTGTTGTTTGCCTCTTTAAGTGCGGTTAAATCAATACTTATATCTTCGTTTTCGTTTAAAAATTGTGTTAAGTCCATTTCTTCAGGGTAATGATAAAACATATAATTTGCATACGCAGGTTTTATAACATATTTAGGCTTAATGTCACTCAAATATACGCCCTTTTCAGTGCCTAAATGTGCAAAAAAACCTGTATATATAGTTCTTTCCCCTTTACACTGCAAGGTGTCCCAAGTTTCGTTATATTCGGCTTGTTTGCCTGCCTCTACACCCTCATTGTATGCCGTTTCGGTGTCAGCCTCACTTTTGCCCTTTTCATACCCAGCCTCATAAACCTTTTGCTCGTTCTCTGCTATTGTTTGCAGTTTTTCCGCTATGCTCATACACTCTCACCGCCTATCAATGAATTTTGTATTGTTATGATATTGTCAAGGGCGGTGTCTATTTCTCCAACTTGAGCTTCTACCGATGAAAGATATATCATTAATTGATTGTAAACATCTTCGGGCGGTTCTTCGTGTGTCGGATCCTCACACAAAATTGACTTTTTACATTCAACTATAGCTGGCGTTGTAGTGTGTAAATCGCCTGCATAAACACCTATTTTTACTTGTTTAATGTTAGACAAAACAGGTATCGGGCAAGTGTTTCCATTAAAAATTACATCAGTATATAACTTTATATGGTTTTTAATATAACTAAATCTTGCCGTCTTTGTTTCGTAGTTGTCCCATTCGGTATCGAAATTAAAAACCGCTATATAGTCGCTGTTGCCGCAAACTATAACAGGCGGATTTACGGGGGTTGCTATTTTATTAGCAACGTTAATTTCAATATTCATTTTTATATCTCCTTTTTAAAATATTAACGGGGCAAAAAATTCTGTTTCAAAACTGTCTGGGATTTCTTCCTCAATTGTCATAGCAGCAACAAAAGACATAAAGCCGTCTGTCTTTCTGCTTTTAGGTTCTATCTTTCCATACTTATAATTGTTATTCGGGGCTGGTTCTAATTTAGTATTATTAGTAAACCACCTAAACAATTTATCGTTACCGACTGCAAGCTGACCGTTTGCAAATATAGAAGCAATCTTCGGCTGTATTCGCATAATGTCGGACGGGCGAACCATTTTCACAAGTTTGTCGGCTGCATCATATCCTATTGCTTTTAATTCTCTTGACATAAGGGTATATCGGTAATCATCAATAGCTATTTTCTCAATGTTATATATTGCTGCCTTTTCTGCTATCCATTGCGTTACTAACGACGGGTGAACTTCCACATCGTCAACTATCGTCAATATTCCTGCTTCCTCTGCTTCGTGCAAAGGGAATTTTATTCGCCCTGCATCGTTAGACCTTTTACAAAACCACGAATGATGAATACCATAATAATCGGATCCGTTTTTAAACAATAAAAAAGCCGATATAAAATCGGTTGTTTTTGCAAAGTCTATTCCGCATACGCAAGTACGATTACGCAAGTCAGGTACTTCTCTATTTGTTTTTAAAATATTTTCCCAGCTTGTGACCTCTGTGTCTTTGCTTACGTGAGGAATATTCATTCTCTTTGTCATAAAAGCATTGTTAATAACGGGGTCTATCAAATATTCTTGATATTCTCTTTGCATTTCGTCTTGCAGGTTCGGCAGGAACGGCAAAGAGGGGTTTGCTTTCTCCCACATTTCAGGGTCGTGTACTTCGCTCTTATCGTCCAGCTTACAAATAAAAGGCAGCCAGCCGAAATCCTCAACCTCTCCGTTAAGTATTCTTTTACTTTTTTCTATCCAAACATCTAACGGGCCCTCTCTAACGTCACCGTTTGTCGAAACGATTGTTCTTCGTGGGTGCGGTTTCTTTCCTAATCCCGTTGTAAATACCTTTATATTTTCAAAATTTTCGTAGGCTTGAGGCTCGTCAAAATCTACCTTTGCAGAACGCAAGCCGTCTTTTCCTTTCGGGTTATTTGTACGGTATTTTATTTTTGACTTCGTTTTCTTGTTTTGAATGACTGTCAAATTCCAAGAAAAATTCTTTTCAAATAGTTTTTTAAATTTCGGATTTTCAAGGATATTCCATATATCTTCAAACGTTGTCTTTGCTTGGTCTTCGCTGTTAGCACAAATATCTATATCATAATAAGCTATGCCATTTGTCGGAGTTATTAAGCAAAAATCAACGAAAGAAAGAAAAGCGTTCTTGCCTGTACCTCGTCCGCATAAAACAAACAAGTCTGGAAATCTCGGCAGCCCGTTTTCTTTAAAAACACAACAATGTAATACAAAGCAAAATTTCTCCCAAGCGAAAAGCTCAAAAGGGAAGTACTTTTGATAGCTCATATACTTTTCTATTTGGTTATAGTCAATTAGTAGATTTTCAGTAGCAAATACTTTTTTAACAAATTCAACTAATTGCTTTTGCTCTTTGCAGGTATTAAATTTCCCGCCCTCTACAATGTCAATATACTCTTGAACTTCGGCAGGTATTTTACAACTCAAAATCCTCATCCTCGTCCGTCTGCGGTATTATCAATTTACATCGTGCGGAAATAGTCAAACCTAAATCCCTTGCACATTGCTGACATTGTTTAAAAGCTCTGTCCTGCAATCCTTGTATCTTTCCCATTTGGTCGAAATCTTTGCTCTTTATTAGTCCAATTAAAAGGCTTGTATATTGCAAGTATAATTGTTCGCCCATTATATAACGGGCTAAACAATCGACATCAAGCTCCGTAAATATTCCCAGCTTTAAAAGCATATCGGCGTAATAATTAAATTTTTCAAGTTGCTTTTGACCTGTCAAATATTCGGGAGGCTTTACTTCTGTAAATGGCACTTCAAGCTCTTGCTCTTTTCGCTCCTCATATTCTGCTTTTGTAAGGTGTTTTTTCCCTTTGGCTTTTATAAGGTCAATCGGCTCTCTCGGTCTTGCCATTTCCTCACCTCCAAAAAAATTGATTTAGGGACATTTTTTTAAATTGTCGAG